GTTGATTAAAACCTATCTTACAATAGCTGTATTAGCATTAATGATAATCACATCGGCTGGTATTTTTGGTTTTTTGAGTTCGGCTTATCAAAAATCATCACTCGATTTTAAACTTTCTCAGGAAAGAATAGTTGGTGTTGAATCGTCTAAAGGTTATTATTCATCTCAAATTAAATCATCTGAAGAGAGAATTAAAATTTTGAATGGTGCTAGAAAATTACAGGAAGTTCGTCTATCAGAAGCACTTACGAATGTAATTTTATCAAGAAATCCAATTCAACTTCAACAAATTCAACAACAAACTCTCAAATCGATTGATCAAGCAAACTCTGATATCAAAATTGAAAATGATAAAATTGAACTGAATAGATCCAAGGCTCAGGAAATTGACGAAAAGGTTAATCAAATGAAAATCGGATCGTCCGAGAAAAAAGATATTCAGACGTTTAAATTTTTAGCCGACGCTTTAAATACGGATTTAGATACAGTTGCAAAATGGTTTATTGTATCTTTAATATTTGTGTTTGATCCATTGGCAATTGCTTTAATTTTGGCATATAACGTTGTTATATATTCCAAAAACAACGAGATTGTTCAGAAACCGATTGTTAAATTAGATCCGATGGAACCCGTTTTGGAAACTGTTGAGGAAGAAAAGGTAGAAGAGGTTGTTAAAAACGAAGAACCTTTAAATAATACGGAGATTGTAACGTCTAATCCCCCAAACCCCGTGGTCACGCCAGAAACAGTTGCTCAATCTTCAATGAATGAATATTATAAAAGAATGTTCAAACATTAAGCTTGACAAATGTATTAAATAATATTAATATATCTTTTAGATGAACAAAATTGTTGTTTTTTAAAATGTTCTAATATGTATAGGACGATTCCCCTTAAAACATTATGAATCAAGATGATATCGAATACGTATTGGAATTGTTAGAAGACGCAATAAGCAGTCAGGATTGGGATCTCATTGAAGAGGCCCAACAGTATTTAACAGATTTTACAAAAAATGGAAAAAAATCTGTTAAATATGATGACGAAGAGTAACTATGTCAACACTATTATTTGCACTTGGGTTAACAGTATCCATAATTATAAACATTTTGCTTTACAAAGCATTATCTAATCAGTTGAAACGAACTAGTCTATATGAAGAATGGATTAAAGAATACGACAATTGGATAGGCGATGTCCGTAACATGATCAGTTCCACTTACATTAAAATGAAAGGTGTGGATGAAAAGGGTTTATTTTTTAAAGACGATGATGTTGGATTTGTGTTTTCAGAGTTGCTCGATCTATTGAAACAGTTAAATGACAAGATTCAGAAATAACTCCACCATGAAAAAACGTATTACGAAGAAGCCAACAAAGATTAAACAAACGAAGATAACAAAAAAACAGACAAAACCAATAATAAAAAAAACAGTCAAAAGAAAGAAAAAGGAAGTTATTGTTCCGAAAAAACAAAAGAAAAAAATTGTTTCTGTGGTTTTGGTTCCTAAAGTTGTGGTTGAAGAAGTCAAAAAGCCTGCAACAAGAGGTAGAAAGAAGTCTACTCAAAAAATGTATTTCACAAACGATACAGAAGACGCAATCGAATTGTTTAACAACACAGAATCCCAAGAAGAAAGAGAGAAGATTTTTCAGGATAAAATAAAATATCCATTTGAAAAATTGGTTGAAAACATTTTTAACACTTTTAAGTTTTCTTATTTTGAAACCGGCCCTCTTGATGTTCAAAAAGAAACTATATCCCATCTTGTAGCCAATATACATAAATTTGAAAAAAGTAAAGGAAAAGCATTTTCTTATTTTTCAATCGTTGCCAAACATTATTTGATTTTTCTTAACAACTCAAACTATAAAAGGTTTAATCAATCTGTTGAAATTGGGGAAGATAGAGAGGATCATACAGTTCAACTTCAAGCTGAAGACAAACATTATAAAAATGTTGAAATGTCCGATTTTATGAGGTTGATGATTGAGTATTGGGAAGTTAATGTTGGGAAGATATTTTCAAAACAGAGGGATTTGAACATTGCTAATGCTGTCATTGAACTTTTCAGAAACAGTGACATAATTTCAATGTTTAACAAAAAAGCTTTATATCTTTATATAAGGGAAATATCAAACTGCAAAACCCAACAAATAACAAAAATCATCAACAAAATGAAACTATCCTATGTCAAAATAAGACAATCCTATGAGGATGACGGTGAGATAAACATACAAAACGAGATGTATAGGTAATGTATAATAGAAATATTATATATGTAATTTTCAAAAAAGTTTCCTATTTATTTCTGTATGAACATTGATTTTAATTTGTATGAAGGTAAATCATATAACGATTTGCTAAAAGATATTGTTACTAATACGGAAAATAAACGTGATCAAATAGATATTGTAATTTCCGAACTCCGTGATCAGATCAAAACGATCAACGATGCAATTGTATTGGCACCAATCATTCAATCCTATCTTGACACCTCCGTTAAAAACGACGAGCAGCTAGTTAAACTAGCTGCCGTTTTGCAACGTCTGCTTTCTGCTCAATCTGAAGGAACGGAAGGAACAAGTTTTGGGTTGTCGGATGCTGAAAAAGAACAGTTGTTAAAAGACATCAAAGATATTCAGTTTGATGTGAAAACACCCATCGGTGTTAAAAAAATAGAAAAGAAATAATATGGCACACTGGAAAAAAACATCTGGAAAAAACAATCAGTCGTTGGATAACTATGCCAATAAAGGTGGCAGTTCTGACGCAAGCAGTAATGAGTTTTATGAGTTTGAACCAGCCGTTGTTCTTGACGTTGTATTGGATGAGACACATGACGTATTTAAAAACAAAGAATTGACCAAAATTGATACCAATCGTTGGCCATCGGATGTTAGTGGCAATAAACCTCTTGATTCGGATACAGATTATTCTTGGATAGGAAAAGCTTTGATACGAATGGTTTATACCCAACAAAAAGTTGAGAAAGAACAACTTGTTTGGGCATATCCACTGGAATCCAATATTACAGAATATCCATTGATTAATGAAACGGTTGCTGCTGTAAAATACATGAATCGGGTATTTTACACCAGAAAGTTAAACAATAATAATTTTATAAACTCCAATGAACAATTTGGAACCGAATTATTGGCTGGTGGGTTTGAAGTTGGTGGAGTTCAAAAAGGAAACCGAGAGTTAAACCAATCTAAAAAAGAATATCAAGGACCAAAATCAAAATCGAGACATGGTGGTGGGTATGCGTTCGAGGGTGTAGCCGGAAGATATTTTTGGATAAATAAAAACATACGGTCTTTAAAAAAGTTTGAGGGGGATTTATCCATCGAAAGCAGATTTGGACAATCCATTCGGTTTTCCACATATGACAATTCAAGACCAAACGATAAATCGGAAGATTCTTTAAAGGATTATAAATCGGATGGAACTTCCAATCCTGTTTCAGGACAAAAAGCTGGCGGTGGGAATCCAATGGTTATTATCAGAAACCGTCAAAGACCAATATTGAAAGAGGGTGAGGTTTTACAAAAGAAACCTTTGCCGGCAGTTACAGGAACAACAATCGAAAAAAATGTTGGTGGGATCATAGAAGAGGATATAAACTATGATGGTTCAACCATAGCAATGACTTCAGGTATGACCGTGACAAAATGGGCCACCACTTGTTATAAAAAAATGTTTCAAGACGGTATTGAGGAACAATCGGCTTTTTCTCCCGCTGGTTGTACTACTTTTAAATTTCCAGTTCTAAATGGGGATCAAATTATAATAAATTCAGATAGGGTTATTCTCTCTGCTAGATGGGGAGAAATGTTTCAATATTCCAAAAAACGGTTTGGTATAGTTACGGATAGTGAGTATACAGTTGACGCTCATGAACAGATAGTGTTTACAACGAACACAAAAACTGTGTTGAATTCTCCAGCCATTTATTTGGGACAATATAACGACACAAACGAACCTGTTCTTTTGGGACAAACGACAGTAAGTTGGTTACATGCTTTGTGTAATTGGTTGTTGGATCATACCCATTGGTATATACATTCACACTCAGACGCTGGATCGGAAGACCCTTCTCAAACACAACTATCCGTTCAAAAAGAACATCTTATTGCTTTGAGGGATTCTTTACATACATTATTAAGCCGAAGAGTATTTGTCGTAGGAGGGGGTTGTGCAGAAGGAGTAGACGGAGGACCATTAAAATGAGCTTATCATTACCATCATTAACATCATCACCACAAATTCCAAGTTTGCCATCAACGCCGAATGTGTCATTGCCATCGGTTCCAAGTGTGTCGATACCATCAACACCACCCACAAACCTTCCAAAAATAACACCACCAAAAATAAATACGGAGGAGATTAAAGGGGCTTTACCAACCAAAATTGACATTAAATCAGGAGCTGGAGTTCCAGGTGGGTTCTCAGCACAAAACGATATTGAGAAAAAATCTGCTGAATTAAATAAAGCGTATTCGGCTCAAATGTCACAAATACAAGGCAAAAAGGCTGCTTTAGCATCAAAATTGGCAAGTGCAAAATCCGGTGTGGCTTCTAAACTTAGTAGTGCTCAATCTTCACTAAATTCAGCTCAGTCTAAAGCCAGCGATGCTATAAAATCAAAAATGGCAGAATTAAATAAAATGGAAGGATCTGTTTCCAAACTCAAAGACAAGGCAAATGCTATGAAAGAGAAAGGGTTTGCTAAATTAAAAGCAGGAGCACCTTCTGTCACCGTCCCCAAAGTTAAAATACCATCGTTGAAACTGCCGTCTGTTGATATACCATCAGTTCCGGAAGTTGCGTCATTACCTTCGATACCATCAATGTCGTCGGTTCCAAGTTTACCATCAATCCCATCGTCACTGCCAAGTTTACCATCATCATTGCCGAATGTGTCATCTGTTGGTATAGGATAGTATTTAAAATGGAGTCAATCTAAAATACATACATATTTATAATTATGAAAGCAAATGAACTAAAAGAGCTTATAAGACCGTTAATAGCCGAGGAAGTACAAAAACAACTTCCAAAACTTTTATTTGAAATGTTGGGTTCTCAATCCAAAACCGTTGTCAGAGAATCGGTTACCCCATCTAAACAAGAAGTGTTTCCAACTAACCGCAAACCTCCACAACAACAATATCAGCAACCTGCGGTTCAACAAAAAAAACCGATTAAAAAATTTGTGAAAGATCCGATATTAAATCAGATTTTGAATGAAACCACGCCAGGATTACCACAAACTCCATATGGATCATCAATAGTCGATTTGGATTCTGGCGGATTTGAAAAAATTGGTGGTATGTCGGAAGAGTTCAGAACAGAGATGAGAACGTTAATGGGTGAAGGAATCAATTCCGAAGAAATAGTTAACGAAACACAACCATTACCAAACGTGCAAAACCTGTTCAATAAAGATTTTAAATCAATATTGAATAAATCAAAAGAAAAGGGGGGTGGTGGTAACAGTTTTTCAGGAATAATACAAAATTGGTAAAATATGTCATCTACACAAATAAAAACCAGAACCCCTTTGGGGTTGACTCTTCCAATACAAAATGGGGGAGTCGGATTCTTTGAGCAAACTTATGACACGTTTACTCAAACCAAAACAAATATTATAAATTTGTTGAGGACTAGGCCCGGTGAAAGAAGAATGCAACCGTTGTTTGGTTGTAGGTTGTATAATGCTGTATTTGAACAGAATACAGGGATTTTGCCTGAATATATTACAACTCTTGTCAGAGAAGATATTGGGAATTGGATACCGAATGTGACTATTAATAAAGTGGATGTAAAATTTTTTAAAGACGAAGAATATAAAAACACAGATATTTATAGAATATACATTGCAGTAAATTTTACAGTTAATACCGTTAACAAAACAGACGGCATAGAAATTGTAATAGATACTAATAAAATTTAAAATATGGCCGATATTACAAAAGTTCAAAAATCATTTAAACCCGAGGGGAAAGATGTAAAATATGTTAATAAAGATTTTTCAAGTCTGAAAACAGAGTTGATTAATTTTGCTAAAACATACTTTCCAAACTCCTACAAGGATTTTTCAGATGCTTCTCCAGGCATGATGTTTATAGAAATGGCTGCGTATGTTGGTGATGTTTTATCTTTCTACACCGACCAAGCGTTTAAAGAGGGAATGATCCAAAACTCAACGGAAAGAAAAAATATTATTTCGTTGGCTAGGTTTTTGGGATATAAAGTTAAACCGGCAAGAGCGGCAACTGGAGAAATTGAATTGTATCAATTGTGTCCTGCAATTGAGGATTCCACAGGGAATTTTGTTCCAGATCCCAGATACATGTTGTCTATCAGAGAAAATGCACAGTTTGCTAATACATCAAACCAGCAATATCTTTTAAACGAAGTTGTGGATTTTTCTGTTGATACCAAGTTATCTCCAAGGGAAACCACAGTATACTCAAGGGATGCAGCAAACCTCCCTACGTTTTTCCTTCTTAAAAAAGTTGCTAAAATAACAAGTGGAAAAATTGTAACACGGGATTTTAAAATTGGGGATTTACAACAATTTCTAAAACTACAATTGGATGAAGACAACGTTTTAGAAATTGTGGATGTCAGAGATTCGGATAATAACAAGTGGCACGAAGTTGATTATTTGGCACAGGAACTTGTATTAACGGAAGTCCCAAACGATGTATCTTTCGAAGGTATTTTATCAGAATACAAAACGGAGGTTCCCTATATTCTGAAACATCTCAGAACCCCAAGGAGATATATCGTTAACGTAGATCATTTAAACAACACCTTTATTGAGTTTGGTGCTGGTTCCGAAGGTTTTTCCGATGAAATTGTCAATTTAAGTTCACAAACCATTGGGGTTGGTTTAAGTGGGATTGATAAGACTCGAATACCGTATGATCCAAGTAATTTTTTAAAGAACGAATCCTATGGCATAGCACCATCAAACACAACCATAACTGTAACGTATGTAATTGGAGGTGGTATCATTTCCAATTGCCCATCCAATGA